ACCCGTTACGCCTTTTGTAATCCCGGTCGCATATAACATCACAGTGATCATCATACGTCCAGTGCGTCGTGCATTGTATTCACTTTGACCCGGCTGGTTCCAACCTTGAAATATTTTACTGATCGGCTCGCTACCAAGACTCATAATATGACACTCGTTGTATTATTATTGGTATTTATCAGATCACAGTGTTGTAATTTTATAATGGAAACTATCTTCAAACCGAATGCTATATTTGTTTTCTAGAATTCTGATATGTGATCGCATATCATCTAATATGAATGATTCTTGCAAACTAATACTGATATTAGTCGATAATATTAAGGCGCAGTTGTGCAATTCCTGCAACTTAGTTAGGTCACAGTGTTGATCAACCAGCGCCTTCATCAAGCCCGTATCGGGCGATAGTATCATCCACTTTATCCCTGATGATTGTAGCACGTATTTCTATTTCTGATAGTTCGTTAGCTATATCATCAACCGGTAAGCCATTTTTCACACGCCGGGTAATTTCATAGCCCAATTCTCGCATATCGGTTTGTAAACCCCAATACTCAATCATACTTCTGAACAAATCTATCTTTATACCGTGATATGCTATTATATTATCGATCACACCCGTTTCCCCTAAAGTAACTCACTAATCTACTTATAGTTTTGCATTTAAGCAGGGGATCGAGTTGGTAGTACTCTTATGGAATACCCGTTATGCTTTTTTCGGTTGTAGCATGAAACCTTGATAGGGTAATTGTTTTGTTTCGACTTTTTCTCTGACCCCCTCAAACACATAATGCACCGATGGTTCACGCACGAATGTCGTTGAAAAATATACGGTGCCGTTAGTAAGGACGTTTATCATTATGGTTAGGCTTTATACATATGGAACACGGTAAAGGCTTAACACCACCACCACACACTTGTAGTAGATTTGCAACACCACCGAATTCTATTCTATTGTGTGCTATTTGAGCACAGTTTATTCTTATATTGAAATAGAAATCCTCAATCGGGGCAGTTCCACCAACAACCGCATTGCGTCCTGAACCCTGTACAGCAGCATTACCACCGACTGGTGCGGATTTTTTGTAATTGGTCACAACACTTCCGCCTCGGTGAATAATTGTATCATCCGAGTAGCACGATCATCATTCTTGGACAACCAATTGACAACGAACTTGGAAATGTTTTCGATATCAGCATCATCTTCAATCACAATATCGGAACCATCTGGTGCTTTCGCTTTGTCTGGTTCGATATTGATATGCGAAATCCCGTATTCCGAGAGCACCATTTCTTTCAATTCGTCACGTTCGGTTGGAGTCAGTTCAACATCCTGAATCAATTTGATGTGAGAATTGCTATCAAACTTTTCTGGATTGGCTAGGAAATCCGATAGTTTCAGCTTTTCATAATATGGTGCCGCTGGCCAATTGACATACTCAGGGGTTGAACCATGTTCAAGCATCATCATACCCCGGTCACGATCATTCACATCATTGAAGTTATGAGGGAACGGATTACCGATATAATGGATTTCACACCCGGACTTCAACACACGTTTCTGTCTGGCATGGAAATGACCAGAGAAAACATATTCAAGGCTTTTCATATCTTCTGATTTCAAGATGCCTTCCTTATCAGGAAAAGCATATCGTTCATTCATCAAGAAACCGGGTAGTTCGAAATGACCAAAAGCATATTTGGCTTTTGATTGAGCTATCACAGATAGGTCATCACCGGGACATATCCACGGCACCATCAGCGTATCACCGACCAAGGTAGGATTATCTACAACGGTGATGTTAGACATGCTGGCAAGCCATGGTAACGAATGCACTGATCTATTGTCTCTATAGAATAGATCATGGTTACCGATCATGAAGTATACAGGGATGCCACAATCGTTTAGTAGTTTGGTTCCCTCGTATGAATACTTTAGAGTTTCGGAGCCAACCTTGGAACGAGCATGATGCCAATCACCCATGAAGAAGATATGGGATACACCATTGAGTTTACATTGTTTGATGAACCACTTGACAAATGTCAAACATAATTCGTTATGATGTTTTGAATCGCCGTCTTCACCGAAGTGAATATCAGAGAACGATGCAGCTTTTTTAAATAATGGTGTCATCATCTTACCTTTGAAACAAACACCAAGTTATCGCGAATGAACCATTCTTCTGCAAACAGTTCTATGGATTCTCGATCAGGTCTTGATGCTATTACTACTTTATGCATTAACCGAGACGGATCAACGGTTTTGCTTTCGTTTATCTGACCGAGAACACCGGCCTTTGTACTCATATGATCGATATTTCGTATTGGATTGACCAACCGATTATTGAATGCATCTAATTCATCCAGAGTGGAAAACAGGCTCATCACTCGCCCTTCATGAATTGATTATTTTTCTGATTAACTTCTAATACAAAATTCACATCCTTAAAACCGAATCGGAATTCAGTAATCAACATAGGATCATCACTAAACAAGTCTTCGCTCTCGGTATCAGAACAATTGACGTATTCTAATTGATCAATATGCTCTAACATCGTTGACAGGCGATCAACCAATTTACCCCTCGCTCTGTCAACTGCTCTACCAGAACGATCAAAATAATAAGTGATGATGTTCTTTGGATTGATTGGTTCATCGTCATTAGGCAACGCGGATAGTGCATAAACCAATAACACATTGGTGTCTGAATCCCCTTGAGCGAATTTCCATTGACACATCATTGCGTCTTTGCTGGTCCACATCCAATCACTGCGATTGTCACTATGAATCGTTTCAATGAATTCGGCTAATTCCTGAATGGTTCTGGGTTCGTCATCGAACGACTTCATGATCATCATCTTTCATTAGAGCGGCAGCGTCACGCTTCTTCCTACAATATATGACATTCGTGCCAGTTACGTTGTTCATGTTAATCTCATAAGTCCATGACCACAGGTTACGAATTTTGTTATCTCGTACTGCTGCAACCAAATCCTTTGTCGATATAGACACACGGTGCCATCTATCACGATGCATATGTTTGAATTTATTAGTGGCTTTGTATCCTAACAAATCTTCGGTTTCGTCTTTGAGTTGAAATTTGTTTGGTAGACATTCTTCAAAGCGAACCAATGACCCATCATAATTGAATGGGGGATGTTCGGACTTATCAATGATGTAATGCGATTTAGGAAACCATCCTGTCTTCATTGACCCTGCATACACAGTCGGTGTCTGATTGAAGTATAATGCGAACGGGATTGTTATCGTACCAGTACGGGCACCTATGACAACATTCTTGCCATCATAGGTGCCCACATCGGTGATGACGAGCTTTTCTGTATTCAGTAGGTTACGCAATGCTAGCATAACCCGTTCCATGATCAATGGTTGAAAAGCATTTTCAATCGTCATTGGTTACCCTCGGTTCATTGAAGCGATCATTCTGGTTGGAATCGTATGCATCTTTTGCATCCACATTTTCCTTCCATTCTTTTTCATATTCTTCTTGTGCACCAAACGAAGGCATCTCACCGCGTGATGTTATGATAGAATCTCTAACACGCTGCGGTTTCTTTTCCTTTTGGATTTGACCCTTAAAGGATCGTTCAACCAGTATAGAATAATAAGCGAATGGTTTATCGAACCGGTCGCAATCAAATTTATGCCACTTGTTGACCAAGTTGACCAAGGCTTCACCCTTGAGTTCATCAAGATATGAATAACCAGACCAGTTCTGTCTAGTTGCATAGTGATGAACCAACCTAACAAACATGTCAGCCAATTTAGGCGTGATGGCTTGTCCACCCATATCAGGATTTTCAATCAATCGCGCTTTGCTTTTACGAACCTCGTCAAGCATCTCATTATTTTTAATATAGTGAGTCGCCTTCTGCCGTTTGCGTTTCGGCTTAGGTGGTTCTTCTGTAATCACTGGTTCAGCGATGATTTCTTCGCTGGTATTCAAGTCTTCGGCAGCTTCCGAAATGACTTCTGTAGGCGTGTCCTTTGTATCGTTCATGGTGAATCCTCAAGGCTTATACTCTAATAATATGACATATTCCTATAAGTCATACGGTTTACTGTATTTATTTCATAAATATTCGTATCAGAGTGAGAATTTCTATGAGTATTGAAACCGACGCAGCAAAATTAACCCCATTTGATTTTGGTTTATTGAGCAGTGAACTAAGCGATGAGACACATCCGCTTAATCCGATTTACCGTACAGGTGGTCTTATATTCCCGATCACTCCGAATATTACGGAAACGGGTGCGGTGAATTATGACAGTGTGGAAATTCCGCACACCAATGAGGCATTCAATGTTTATAGAGGGACAGACAACAGACAGATCAATATTGGTAATGTCATCTTCCCGTGTGATACCAAGGAGAATGCTCGTTACGCCTTGGCTGCTATTCACTTCATGCGTAGTTATTCATTGATGGATTTTGGTACTGCTAAGACTGGCCGACCACCATCACCCATGCACTTCAGTGCATTTGGGAAATATATGTTTCACAAAGTCCCAGTATTGTTCAAGGGGTTCAATATGAATTTGTCGGATCAGGACATTGATATGGTAGCTGTTGAAAATCCGGGCGGTGGTGATTATTCGTGGTTGCCAGCCAAATTAAACCTTGGAGATATTTCATTAATCGTGCAACATTCCCCTAACTACTGGCGTGGACTCGGTGAGAGTGATTTCAGTCTTTCCGATTTCAGAAATGGGAACTTAATTAGAAACCGATGATTAGAAACTCAAAGCACGTTTATACAAACACACCGACAAGCAAAGGCTTTCTCGGATACTATGTACACAAGGTCGTTCCCAAGCGGGATTCTGATACAGTGATCACCATTGATCAAAAATATGAACATGCACCTGATCTAATGGCGTTGGATTTATATGGTGATCCAAGTCTTTGGTGGATCATTCCACAACGAAACGGAATGCAAGACCCGATCTATGATTTCATAGCTGGTGCATCGATCATCATACCGAGTTACGAAACCGTGAAGAGTATTAGTTAATGCCTCTTCCTAATCTTGGCCCATTGATCAACAGAATCACCGGTGGCGCTGATACCGCTGATAGTGTTGGCGGGCGATCAAACCCGATTCCACCATCGCGTGACTCAATTGATATATCAAATCCAGATGGTATTTTGTCTGGTGAAGACAATGAAGGATTACTTCATCAGATACTCCACAAGCACACACTAGATGATTATGTAAGCACAAAATATAACATTGAACTTAGCTTAGTTGGTGATGCAAATAAGGGAATAACTGATAGTGAAACCCTGAAAGAATTAGGGAACAGGTTCTTTATTGCCAAGTCTGATACCACAAGGGGTAACCCCGAAGAATATGGTGATAGGGTTTCACCTGTTCAATTCTTTATCAAGACTATGAATTTCAAGACGATCAATTCACTTAGCACTGTCAATCCAGAAACACCAAACACCGCTATATTCAGTATGGATATTGAAGAACCGTATGGTTTCTCGTTAGATAGAACAATACGCGAAGCAGGAATTACTCTTGGATATTCACAATACTTCCCACCTAACAGATTTATTTTTCGTTTAGATATATGGTTTTCAGGTTATAAAGAAAGCAGTGGGGAATTTGTTGAACGAATTCCCGTGATTAACCCGTATCCAATATTATCCACCACTCATGGAACTTCGGGTGATGCGCCATCTATCGCGCCAGAGTTACCCGGTAACCCGGACAGCACACACGAAACAACCATATTAAACGAAGGTCATTATACAACTGAAACAAGTTTTAGTTACTTTGTTCATATTATCCAAATCGAAGCTGAATTAAGCAACGGTAACTCAACTAGTTATAAACTACAGATGTTACCTGTTCAAGATATCGCTATGTATCCTGAGTATGATACACTGAACCCAACTGATTTGGAATTATCAGAAAGTGACGGTAATAGTACGTTTGGTGATTACATTACAGAACTACAAAATTATCTCAACGAATTCTACAAATGGTCACCACCAATAGGTTATCAAATATCCCGACAACATGATGCCGAAGAAATTCAAGCACAGGTCGAACAATCAACGGTTTGGCAAGGCGATCAAGTACAATTGAGAAAATATATTTTTCATGTCCCGAGCGAATTACGGGATGAACCTTTCGATTTCTTACCTGAAACCAGCAACGATGAAGAACGTGTGGCAAGTTCCCGGTTGAGTGCACGAAGTCGATCAATCCGAGAAGATATGTTTCATAAAATAACGTATACTACTGAAGGTAGAAACGCGTTAATGACCAATAATTACCCAAGAGAAGTTTATACTGTTAGAGCACGATTAGATTATAGTAAAGCATCCGAAGAGCATATGGGATTTTGGGGTGATTTGGTTAAGGTCAAAGTTCATTATTATATAGAAAAGAAGAAAGAGTATAGATATACTCCGGCTGGTACAAGTAGTGTAGCCAATTGGAGTAGTACAGCAAGAGAACGAGCATCTGAAATAATTGGCTCTGGTGCCTTGAAGAAGGTATACAAATATGTTTTCTCTGGTGATAATACTGTAGTCAAGAGTTTTCAACTGAATGCTAATGTATTTTGGAATCATCTTACTCCACGACCGGAAGATGATCCTCGATACAATTCGACAGAAGTATCTCTTAATGAAAGTGAACAAAATAACAACACCACGTATAATCTATATTCGGAAAATTCCATTAATAAAACCATAACAGAAATTTACGGTAATACTCAAGAAGCCGCATCTGGAAATCTATTCCCGTCTCGTCGTAATATGAACCGGAACATGATTCAAAATGCACGAACAACGCCTACTCCTGATGAAACCGTACCCAATGACGTTCTATTTGGTTATGCCCTATATCAAGAACGATTAGAAAACAGTTTAAGAGTTTCGTCAATAAAACTTGAAGGACTTGATATTAGAGGCGACCCGCAATGGTTAGCGAGTATATACAGTCTTAATGAAAACCAAATGATTGAAAATGCAACAAATGAAGTTGCAAGTTCTTTGGCTACAGACATCATATACTTGAAATTATTGTATCCAGACCAAAGCGAATATATGAATGAAGACTCTGATACAACAAAACCTATTCTGCTTAGTGCAAATTATGGTGGATTCTTCCAAATCATATCAGTCGAACATAGTTTTGAAGGCGGGATTTATAATCAAAAGCTCACGGGTTACAGATTATCCCAAGAAATAGCATCACCTACTGGAAATAGAGTTAGTACAAATGAGTAGAAATATTAAACGACCTATTAGTGAAACTGGATTCTCGGAACGCAATCGTCAAATATTTGATGAACAGCGTAGAGCAAGTGCACGCACCAATGGTTTATATTGGGCGACCGTCGAAGATGACTATGATCCACAGAAGCAAGGTCGTGTGTTGGTTAACATACCAGACCTTTCGGCAGGGTCTTCGGAATATGCTGGTAAGAAGAAAGAAAACGGTGCCAATGTTGGTTTCATTTGGTGTTATCCAATGATGCCATCGTTCGGAACAACGGACTCACTTGGTTCCGAAGATGGGTTTTCTAACTCATATGGCTTTTGGGGTCCACAACCACGGAAGGGTGATATTGTAGTTGTTGGTTTCCTCAACGGAACAATGGCCATTTGGCTTGGTTGCTTACCGAAACCACGAAAGAATTTCCAAGTGCCCGGCGTGCCCGGTGCCATTTCTTCCAATCATGAATTCCCGGCACCCGTTTCTGAAAAAGCCCAAACTAATACCGAAGACCGCAAGGTGATGGATGATCTACAACAGCGTATTCTGAACGCTGGCTTAGCCAATGATCGCATCAGAGGCATTGGAACGTCAGGAAGTGCCCGTGAAAGCCCATCAAAGGTCGCTGGCATGCTGACACCCGGACACCCGAAGGATGGCGTACCGGGCCACTCATTCATCATGGACGACCTTCCTGAACAACAGGGTATCCGCTTCAGAACGTCACGTGGTCATCAAATCACCTTCTCTGATGTATCAGACAGCATTTATATAGCAACCGGTCAAGGAAATGCATGGGTTGAGATTACCGACAACGGTAAGATTGATGTTTATTCCAAAAGCAGTATTTCTGTTCACAGTGAAGCAGATATCAATGTCCGGGCAGACGGCGATTATATTTTAGATGTTGCGGGTGATTTTATTCATAAGGTTGCGGGTGATTATAAATTAGAAGTGGGCGGTAATACCGATCAAACCTTTGATGGCTATCTGAAAACTAATGTAGGTCGAACTTACGATATTGCCACAACTGGTAACTATAAACTCGTGTCACAAGGTAGGTTAGATACTCTATCAACATCAACTACATCTATTAGTTCAAAATCAAAATTACTGGCATGGGGAACTGGTATTGTTGGTATTGATTCCGGTGTTCAAGTTTATATGGAAGCAGATGTCGCATCTCTTCCAAGTTTTGCAATATCATCCACCGCAATGGCAACTACTCTAAATGCGTTGGGTGGTGCTTCTAGTCAAATAACAGACATGGTGAATTCGGTTAATGTTTCCAGTTTAATAGGCGGGTTAGATGCTGGTGTTCTTTCTGGTGCAGTAGAGGCATTAGGCCCAATTGCGGCATCTGTTGGCATCGATGTTTCTGAAATATCGAGTATGGTAAGTACCCTTGCGCAAAATGGTATTGATATCTCTAATATACCATCACAATTACAGGGAGTTATTGAACTATTACAAAACCCTAATATTTCACAACTCGGAATTCTATCCAACTTGGGGTTATCGTTACCCGATTTCGACATATCGTCGCTTGGATTAACACAAGTATTGAGTAACATAAACCTTGCTGGTATATCACAGTTTGATGCAACAACTCTGTTTGGTGCTGATATCGGAACAGCCTTTGCAGAAATTGCAACAAAGGGTTCAGCATTATCCAAGGTAAATCAGATACTTGGTAAAGTTGAATTGAATTCCTTTAGAGAACAGGCCACGGGTATCTTATCAAATATCAATACTTCTAATCTTTCAGAAACAGAAGCAGGCGCGTTGGTATCACAACTATCCTCTATTACTGCGCCGCGTGTAAACGTTTCGTCGGTTTTGAATAGTTTAACTGGCACATTAGAAAATCCCAACGCGGGCCAAATCGATATATTCAACCGTCTTGGTGTCAATGTTGAATCAATGAATATCGGAGGAACCGATATTAGTTCGGTGCTTGGTATATTGAATGAGCGTGGATTAACATTAGATGATGCTCGTGGATTATTCGGACGTGAGCATGGTGGTCAGATTCTTGATCTTATTAATAATTCATCTAATATCTCTTCTATGATTTCCAGCATAGGAACACTTGGTTCATCCGCATTAACTAATCTTGTGTCGGGTGGATTATCGGGATTAGGAATAGACTTAGCAAATGTGACGGGTCTGCTTAATAATATTGATTTGCCTAATATTGATATAGGCAATTTAGGTGGAGTTCTTGATAATGCATTAACCGGTGCTGCCAGTTCATCAAAAATCCCAACAGCTCCACTACCCGGTCCTCCATCCGTTGGTCAAGCACAGACTGCCCAACCCGGATCAAACCAAGCATATGCTGCAAAACGTGTGCCACAACATGAACCATGGAAACCCGAAGGACGAGTTGTTCCACCAGCAGTAGGAACAACTGGTGCTGGTGAAAAATCAGCATCGGATCACGGTGTTACATCGCCTGCCGATAGATCGGCGGCTGGTAGTAGCACATCAACAAGTCGTGAAGGGTTGGTACTTGATCCCGATGACATTAGATACTTGGTAGTTCATTGTTCAGCTACGCCTGTAGCTCCTAATCACAATAAAGAATCAATCGAACGATATCACGTTGGAGTTAGAGGTTGGTCGCGTATTGGATATCATTATATAATTGAATACGATGGAAGTATCAGTGTTGGTAGCCCGGAAAATGTTCGTGGTATTCACGTTGGTGCCGATGGCGTTAACTATGTATCACTGGGTATATGCTTGATTGGCGGTATTGATAGTGAAGGGCGCGCTGCTGCTAATTTCAGATCAGTACAGCTAGCCGCATTATCAACACTACTTGATGAACTTGAAGGTAGATATCCAACCGCTGAATTAATGGGTCACAGAGATTTCAATGGGTCGTATTCAAATCCAGCTGAACGCAAGGATTGTCCATCAATGAATGTTCAAAGATGGCGAACAACCGGTGTTGCTGCTGAACCCAGAGCACCAGCAGTATAGTTAGCAACCAACAGTTACATTTAAATATATTACACCCACCACTAGTATAGCGCTAATAATATATCCACCATAATAGTTTAGTTTGAACACTATTGTTTCAATAAGTTTATTCATTCTATGCCGCCTTGATATTAATTTTCATTTCTTCTTGAGCCATTGATATAAGTTTTTGGCTCACTCTTTTTTCCAATTGGTAGATGGATGAAGTTGATACTCCATATTCATCAGCAATCTTCTTTGCGTTCTCAGCATCATCTGTGAGAATTCGGCGTTTAGCAATGTCTTGTTCTTTTTCGGACAATCTATGCAAGTATTTGTTTTTGATTAGTGACATAAGGCGAACACTATCAAGATCATCCTCAACGGTTTCATGATCATGATCTGATCTGAGATTCATAATACTATCATCAGTGGTAGACACTGATTTGTTTGCATAAACGGATTCCATAAACTCTATATCACGCACCGGTACAGACAATTCAACTGACATCGCCTCAATTTGTGGAATATTTAGGGGCGGTTCAAATCCTAACTGATTTAGGGTTTTTCCATATCTATGGAACATCTTTCTACCATTTGAATTTGTAGAAAGATTACGGGTCATAGACATGGCGTCCATCACGTAACAGTTGATATTTTCGATAATATAGAAATTAGCGGTTGGGTACATTTTGTCACAACGAAATACATTATGTTTTTTCATGGCGACCAATAGACCGATGAACCCTTCAGATACAAGATCATTAAAGGTGATAGATGATTTCATTGATTTGCCATAAATCCTATGAGCATGCATATGAACCAAATTAGAATATTGAGCAAATAGAATGCTTTTAGATTCTTCATCTTCCATAAATTGGAATTTGATAATTGCAGCAACTTCTTCAACCAATGAATAGGCCGATTTGTTTTTATTTTTATTTACCATTAGTATACCTCGTTTTGGTCATAAATATCATAAAGGGCGTTTATGTATGGCACTGTATAAAGGATTTTCAACCGCATCTGGTTCAATCGATACGCGATTGACGGATATTGAATTGGTTAAACAAGACCTTCGTAATCATCTATCTATTCAAAAAGGCGAGGTTCGTGGGGTTCCACGGTTTGGGACTCGTCTCAAAGAGATTATAGGACAACCGTTGAACAATTACACAAAACAAACGATAGAAAATGACGTTCGTGCTGTAATTAACTACGATCCCCGTGTTGAGTTAAAATCGTTCGAAATGACCAGTGACAACCATAGTATAACCATCAAAGCACGGCTTTACTATGTTGAACTCGGCGTCGAAGACTTGTTTGACTTCTTTATAAATGAACAGAGTATTAGCTGATGATCAAATCACGACGCATTATATCCCCGTCGCATGATACATCATGGGTTAAGGAAATGGTTCCGGGCACATCCGCACTAGTAAATCGCGACGGCCAACCGTTCATATTCGTTAAGAGATTCAACGAACAAATACAATATGGTCCCGTCGATGAGGATTGTAAACCACTCATTGCGGAATCAGTGAAAATATTTTTGCAGGACTCGGTTCACCTAATCGAATTTCTCAAATTAAATAAAGAACACAATATAGAAATTGTAATGGAGAATTAAGGTGACGAGTATTTCCCGCCAAAACACATTATTTGTTGCCGAAGATTGGCGTCGTATTTACGAAGCCCTTAGTAATATTGACTTCACGGCATATGATCAACACGCACTTCGTGACGCCATCCTAGAATATATCAAGGTGACATACCCGGATGAATTCAACGACTGGACTGGTTCTTCAGAGTTTATTATCAAGCTCGACATCTTAACTTACTTCGCACAATCATTGTCATATCGTATTGACCTTAATACTCGTGAAAACTTTCTAACAACTGCTGAAAGACGAGATAGTCTTTTACGTCTTGCATATAACATTGCATACAAAGTTAATAGAATACAAGCGGCCAGTGGTGAACTGAAGGTCACATCCATACGAACCACCCAGCGGTTATTAGATTTGGATGACAATCCAATTTCAGGAACCATCAAATGGAATGATACATCGGACCAAGACTGGTTCGATAAATGGCTCATCGTCATGAATACTGCGTTATCATCCAGAACCAAATGGGGAACACCGCTTCGCAGATACAAGACAACTACAGATGATATCAACCTGTATCGATTGAATTCCCCATCACCATCAACCGGGGTTTATAATTTTTCAACCCCGACATCAGCCGGAGCACTCCCGTTTGAAATCAACAACATTCTCTTAAACGAATCCACCGGGGTTTATGATGAGATGTCACCGGACAGATTGAATTCATTCCATATCCTGTATCGTGCTGATGGGAAGGGAACCGGTTCAATCGGTAATGGTTTCTTCTTGCCGTTCAAACAAGGGACGATAAATTTCACGGATGCGACCTTCACGGATTCAGTGCCAATGCGTTCCGTTGATATCAACGTGAACAACGTCAATGATACCGATATATTTGTTACTCGTATCAATGAAACCGGTGACGTGATTGAGAAATGGACACAGGTTCAATCCGTATTGAATGAAAGTCTCGCCTACCATCCATCAATCGCGAATTCGACCGTGTTTGAAGTGATCACCAGAAACAATGATCAGGTCAGCATTAAATTCGGTGATGGTAAATTCGGAACCATCCCAACCGGCATATTCAGAATTTGGTATAGAACATCATCTTCAGCTGCGCCGGTTATCAGAACAACGGACATCCAAAACAAAAACATCACCATCCCATATGTATCAAACGGTGAAGTCTATAATCTCACACTGACGCTATCGCTCGTCTCTAATGTATCCAATGCCGCCAAGGCCGAAACCAACGAGGATATCAGAACCAGAGCGAACAAGGTGTTCTACACTCAAAACCGCATGGTCACCGGTGAAGATTACAACAGCTACCCATATAGCGATGCATCTATCATTAAAGTGAAGTCAGTTAATAGAACCTTCTCGGGCCACGGGAAGAGTGTGCCTTTACGTGATCCATCCGGTACATATAATAATATCAACGCCTTTGGTACAGATGGTCGTATCTTTAAAGAAGTCACATCATCCAGTATTAGAGCCGTCTATGATAGTTCTATCAAGAGCATCGGTACGTTTATCGCCGAAAGTATTTCACCGCTTATCAAAAAAGAAGATAAACAAATCCTGTATTATGATGGGTATCCAAAGTTTGCCATCCCAAATACCACCTTCACTGTAACATCTGAAGCCAATAATCGAAGCTTGGGTAAGATTGATACACCCACTACTAGTGGTGATCTTGATAAAATAGTTCCAAATTCTATTCTATTCTTTGAAGATGGATCAGATTCCCGTGTTGATTATGTCGTATCTGGAACAGACGGAACAACTAATAATTCTATTCTATTGAAAAGAAAAGTTGGTTTCGTTTCCTCACGCATCACACATATCCTTCCACCATTGAAACGCGTCTTTACTGAAGATGAGAAATCAAAAATATCCGAACGATTACTCCTAAGACGCACCTTTGGTATTCGATGGAACGCCATTAATGTCACATGGGATGTTATCAATAATGAAGACATCGATGTTTCTGGTGATTTTGCCTTCACATATCAAGGCGATAAGACAGGCACATCTCGTGATACCAGTTGGTTGATCAAATTAGAATATCGTGTTGGCAGCAATGGTGAAGACGAATGGACCCTTACTGATCGTGGAGTTTCGATTAACTTTGAATCAGAGAAAGAGGTTGAATTCATTCACGTTAATGATCGCGCGATTGTTGATGACAAGACTGGTAAGAAGCTTCGGGACTCTGTTATCCTATTAGAAACCAATGAGGACAGAAACAGTCTTCCGCGTCGTGGCGTCAAATCTTCTGTTGGAACTGATCCACTCGCTGGCAAAATATTGATCACGGGTGATGGAACCACTACAGCATTCGATCTTAATGTTGATCGGGTTGATGAAACCGTTATTTTCTTCTTAGTTGATAATGTTCCAACGGCGCGATCTGATTGGTCTATTGTGACTGGAACAGGCAAACCCGTTCTCACATTTGATACAGCACCCACTAATGGTCAGAACATAACAGTCGTGTTCGATCCACGTAAAACATATGCAACCCCACTCCGTAAAGATTACACTGCTGATGGTAATACACCGGTGTATGCTTTATCTAGAAACAATATTCGTACCGATAACACGTTTGCATTCAAAGCAACCAAACTACTTCAGCCATATGAAGAGTACAGCATCTATGATGAAGTTTCTGATTCGAGAATCAAATACCAAACTACACCGGGTGATGGACAAGCGTTAAGCATCAATTACCTACACGGTGGAGCACCAGCATTCACATCTTTCAACTATGTTGGTGATGGTTCAACTATAGAATATCCTTTACGTATGTCAACTTCATATGTTATGGTTTTTGTTAATGGTGATCGAGTTACTAATTACACCTTGGATACGTCCGTTGAAAATTCGTATGAGATTGATTTCGACACAGCACCGGCTGTGGATGCAAAAATCCATATTCGAGCACTCGTCTTTGATGACCTGTTCAAAATCCATGAAGTGGAATACACGGGCACAGTAGGACAAACCAACTTCGAACCACCAACCGATGCACACAATGCATCCACCCTGAGAACAATGGTTTGGGTCAATGGTGCGTATCAACATTCGTTCGCTTATGATGATGGTATTGATGATGTCATTCTATCATCACCTTTATCTGGTGGTGAAAAAGTCATCATCACCAATTTCACGGTCACCGGTTCATTGAACGTAGGGTATGATTACATTACCCGGTCTGCTTACAGTGTACCGGCAAGATACATCACCACCCCTAAGACCTATTTGGCTCATGATCGTTTACGTCATTCGGATGGTTATTCTAATGTACGTGGAATCAGATTGACGAATGTTGATGAAGACCTGAATGGTGCGATTGATGATCCATTCGGTTTTGGTAATTTCGTTATAGCTGATGATAAATCAGATTTGGTTCTATGGAGAAAGATCGTCGAAAACGGTTTCGATGTATGGGAACCAATTTCAAAAACATCAATTCCTCGTGGAACATTCCATTCAAGTAATTACATCTTCCATGCGGGCGATACGGTTACCAGCGATTCCACAGTAGGTGATATTCATTATGATCAACCGAACGATTCATGGTTGATTGCCGGTGACACAACATGGGCAGCTGCTGCTGATCAAACTCTTTATAAGAAAGCGATTGGTCGATCCGGTATTCAATTCCGTTGGCATCATTATACGTCAGAAGATCATCGCATTGACCCGGCTGCGACAAACATCATTGATACGTTTGTTCTAACCAAGGCATTTGATACAAGCATGAGAACATGGATTGCTGAAGGCGGGGTTGAACCAACTCCACCAACATCAAATCAAATTCGCACACAATACCAAGCATTCGAAAATTTCAAAATGCTATCAGACGCAATTGTGTGGCATCCAGCTAGATATAAGATGTTGTTCGGTTCAACCGCATCATCCGAACTTCGTGCCAAATTTCTCGTGATCCGAACACCCGGTTCCTCGATACCAGACAACGATTTGAAAATCCGTGTACTACAGGCGATTGACGAATACTTTGATATTTCGCTTTGGGATTTCGGTGAAAAATTCTACTACACCGAATTGTGCTCTTACATCCACACGAAGTTAGCCACAGTCATACAATCGGTAGTACCAGTATCGGTATCAGGTGAATCTTTCGGTAAACTGTTCCAAATCCGCGCTGAACCAGATGAATTATTCCTTCCATCTGCATCAACTAATGAGATTGAAATCGTGGATTCGCTCACAGATAGCCGTTTGAACATAAAATTGTAGCACGCTAAGTCGTTGTTTTTTATAACGTTAACCATTAACTGAAATGTTGATGGAATAAAAAACAACGATTAGTGTTGACAGTAAGAGAAGTGTTCCGTATATTTCAATCCATCGAAAGACGCATGCGT